AATATTGCTTCTCTTGTTGCTGGGTTACAACAACAGACACTCTTTAATGCTCTGTTTACTGTTGAATATGACCAAACAAAACTTTGCGTTCTTTCAACATCTCTTGGTCCAAAGAGTGGAACCAATTCAGTCACAAGTAGTACAACAGTAACTTATACAACCACTACACCACAAACAGGTGTAGAACAAACAGAAAATTGGACTTTTCAAGATGAGTTTAATTTAGATAAACTCGACGGAACTGGAACTTCTGGTGTTACATTAGACCCATCAAAACTAAATGTATATCAAATTAATTTCCGTTGGTTGGGTGCAGGAGAACAAAGATATGCAATAGAAAATCCTCTGAATGGGGATATGATTTTCTTCCACCGCGAACATTATTCAAATCGTTACGAAACCCCATACTTAGATAATCCATCACTCAAAATTGGATATGTTGCTGCAAACTTGGGTTCTCCTACAAGTGGTGTTGTGACTTGTAGAGGTGCATCATTTCTTGGAGCAGTTGAGGGAGTTAAGAGACAAACAAAAAATCCTTATGCTCAAACAGCATCAAGAAATGATTCGATGAATATTACTGGTTCAAATTATCATCTACTGAGCATCAAAAATAGACTAGTTTATCAAGGAAAAGTTAATACTAGAGATTTAATTCTTAGAAGACTTACTGCTCACGCAAATACAACAGGTGATCCCGCAATCATCAATATCTTTTTAAATCCAACTCTCATAAGTCCACTCAGATGGACAAGTAGTGATTCATTTAATGCATCTTATTATGCAACACAAAATTCTTCTGGGTTGTTTATTTTGCCAACACAGACACGATTACCAGTTGCGACATTCCATATTGCAAACAATGGAAGTCTTGATGCAAAGTTAGAGGATCTTAATATTCATGTCCCACCAAATAATTTTATTACTATTACAATGTCTTCAACAAGTAATATGACCAATGCAAGTGCTTCACTGATTTATATTGAGGATTAATTTTTATGAATGATGTTTATTTGGGCAACCCTTTGCTCAAAAGGGCAAATACTCCTATTGAATTTACGCAAGATCAAGTTATTGAATTTGTAAAGTGTAAAGAGGATCCTGTTTATTTTGCAAAGAATTACGTAAAGATTGTTTCTCTTGATGAAGGATTGACACAGTTTAGTCCTTATAATTTTCAAGAGAAGCTTATTAATAGGTTTCATAAAAACCGATTTAATATTTGTAAGATGCCCCGCCAAACCGGCAAGTCAACGACTGTTATTTCATTTCTACTACACTATGCGGTATTTAATGATAACATCAATATCGGTATTCTTGCAAACAAGGCAGCAACTGCAAGAGAACTTTTAGATAGACTTCAAACAGCATATGAGAATCTTCCAAAGTGGATGCAACAAGGTATTATATCTTGGAACAAAGGTTCGTTAGAACTTGAAAATGGAAGTAAGATATTAGCAGCATCTACTTCAGCTTCTGCAGTTCGAGGAATGTCATTCAATATTCTATTCTTGGACGAATTTGCGTTCGTTCCAAATCACATTGCAGATTCATTCTTTGCTTCAGTATATCCAACAATTACATCAGGTAAGAATACAAAAGTAATTATTGTATCAACTCCACACGGTATGAACCATTTCTACCGAATGTGGCATGATGCAGAAAAAGGTAAAAATGAATACGTTCCTACTGACGTTCATTGGTCAGAAGTTCCAGGTAGAGATGAGAACTGGAAAAAGCAAACGATTGCAAACACTTCAGAGCAGCAGTTTAATGTAGAATTTTTATGTGAGTTTTTGGGATCGGTTGATACATTAATTGCCCCATCAAAACTTAAAAACCTTGTTTATGATAGACCACTTAAACAAAATGCAGGTCTGGATATTTATGAAGAATCAATAGAAAACCACGATTATTTAATTACGGTTGACGTTGCAAGAGGAGTTAGTGAAGACTACTCTGCATTTATTGTTGTAGACATTACAACATTTCCACACAAAGTAGTAGCAAAATATCGCAATAATGAAATCAAACCAATGTTATTTCCAAATATTATATGGGAAGTAGCAAAGAATTACAATGCTGCATATATTTTATGTGAGGTTAATGATATTGGAGATCAAGTAGCAAGCATTCTCCAATATGACTTAGAATATCAAAATATTTTAATGTGTTCTATGCGTGGTAGAGCAGGACAAATTGTTGGGCAAGGATTCTCTGGAAAGAAAACTCAACTTGGGGTTAAGATGTCCAAAACGGTTAAAAAAGTTGGATCTCTTAACCTCAAAACAATGATTGAAGAAGATAAGTTATTTTTTAATGATTATGATATTATTTCCGAACTAACGACATTTATTCAAAAGAATAATTCATTTGAGGCAGAAGAAGGTTCTAATGATGACCTTGCAATGTGCCTTGTAATTTATGCCTGGCTGGTCGCACAAGACTATTTTAAAGAACTTACCGACCAAGATGTTAGAAAGAGACTATATGAAGATCAAAAAAATCAAATAGAACAAGATATGTCTCCTTTTGGTTTTATTTCTGATGGTCTTTCGGACGAAACAAGTTTTGTAGACCAAAGCGGAGATCGATGGTTTACTGATGAATATGGTGATATGTCGTATCTGTGGGATTATATGTAATGGATATTGATGGGCAAATAAAACTAGGGCACTTACTTTTGACAGATAGGAAATGTAGAGTATGTGGGGAAGTTAAGAATCTTATAGATGGATTTTACAGAACAAGAAAAGATAGGGGTCCAGTAGCATCTTCATACTCTTATGAATGTAAAGAATGTACGATAAAAAGAGTTGTTAGAGATAGAATGACAACAAAAAAATTTGATAGATGGGAATATCCCGACTGGTAATATAATTCACGTCAAGTTTCCCTTATGAAAAGTATCTTTTTAATAAATATTTTCAGATAAACTGAGACTTTACGGAGAAAAACATGGCGACTCCTCAATTATCTCCAGGCGTACTCGTCAGAGAGGTTGACTTAACTGTAGGAAGAGCTGATAATGTTCTAGATAACATTGGGGCTATTGCAGGTCCTTTCCCAATTGGACCAGTAGATTACCCAATTGATATTGCAACTGAACAGGAATTAATCAATATTTTCGGAAAACCACAAACAACGGATAACCAATATGAGTACTGGATGAGTGCATCATCCTATCTTTCATATGGTGGTGTTCTTAAGGTTGTCAGAACCGGAGGTACACTACTCAACAATGCAAATGCTGGTGTTGGGAGCTCTTCAACTTCCTCACTAAAAATTGACAACTATGACGACTATATTAATAATCATGCAGATGGAAATAATTTTACATTTGCCGCAAAGAATCCCGGTTCTTGGGGAAACGGTCTTAAGGTTTGTGTTATAGACGACTTAGCCGACCAAACAATCGGAATTACAACTAGCGACCTTGCAGGTATTGGTGCTACTGTTGGATATGGAATTACTGCATCTCTATCAAATGTAGTTTTACCTGGGGCAGGTTCAACTTCACTTTTTAATGGGTATTTGAAGGGCATCATAACCGGTGTTACTACCGACACGGTAAATAGTGCAAGCACAATCACTGTAAAGATTACATCGAGAGTTTCTTCAACTGGAACCGAAACTCAAATTAATTATGCAGAGGGTACTTCCCATTCCGCATTCACTGCATCTCAGTCGGTAAACTTTATCAATTCTTCAGGAACTTCGGAAGGTACTGCAACTGCAGCATCGGTTGCAGATTGGTACGAATCACAAACATTGGGACTAACCAATTCTACTATTTTCTGGAAGTCAATCGCACCAAAACCATCAACAAATAAATACTCTCTCGATAGAAATGGAAAGAATGATTCCATCAATGTAGTTGTAGTTGATGACCTTGGAACAATCACTGGAAATCAAGGAACTATTCTTGAGAAGCATGTAGGACTTTCAAAAGCACTCGATTCCGTATCTGCAGTAAATTCCCCACAAAAAATCTGGTACGAACAATATCTTGCAATTTTCTCAAATCATATTTATGCCGGAGGAAATCCATCAAGTGCTTCTGATGCGTATTGGGGAACTACTCCAAGAGCAACTGGATTTACCACATATAATGGCGTTGCTGCAGATTCATTTACACCAGTTTCCACCACAGATGGTCTGTGGGGTCTAGAGGCACAGGGAGTAACTTTCAGTGCGATTGGAAATAAAACATATTCATTAACAGGTGGAGTTGATTATTCTGCAAATGGTGGAATGAAGGCAACCCTTGGAAACTTAATCACATCATATGATAAGTTCTCAAACAAAGATGAGATTCAAGTTGATTATTTAATAATGGGACCTGGAGTTGACGATGAGTTTGAATCTCAAGCAAAAGCAAATTATTTAATTTCTATTGCGGAGCAAAGAAAGGATTGTGTTGCAACAGTAGGTCCTCATAGAGCACATCTGGTTGGTCTTACAAACACAACTACACAAACAACTAACTTAGTTAAGTACTTTAGTTCACTTTCATCTTCTTCTTATTCAGTTTTTGATAGTGGATATAAGTACACTTATGATAGATTCAATAATAAGTTTGTTTATATTCCATGCAATGCAGATGTTGCAGGTCTAATGTGCCGCACTAATATTGTTGCATATCCTTGGTTCTCTCCAGCTGGTCAGCAAAGAGGTGTTATAAACAATGCAGTTAAACTGGCATACAACCCCAACAAGGCACAAAGAGATCGTCTCTATCCTGCAAGAGTTAACTCCTTTATCACCACACCTGGTATCGGAACACTTCTCTTCGGTGATAAGACTGCACTCGGATATGCTTCTGCATTCGACAGAATCAACGTCCGTCGT